GCGGCTAAAGGGATCACGATCTCGCTCTCCGGCATTAATCCACAGGCGCTTTCGATTGCACTAACAGAGAAATATCAGAACAGGACGGCGAATATCTATTTCTCGCTTTCAGGGATGGTTTCCGATGCGGTTCAGGTATTTTCAGGTCTAATCGATCAGATGTCTATTAACGATACTGGCGAGACGCTGACGGTTTCAGTATCGATAGAATCTCGGCTAATTGATCTGGAGCGACCTAGGATTTGGCGTTATACTTCTGAAGACCAGAAGCGGGTTTATCCAACAGACAAAGGATTCGATTTCGTCAATGATCTCCAAAGCAAGCAAATTATATGGGGTCGTGAATAAGGTTCCTTATTGGGAGTCCTTGCTCGACGAATATCTGAACTCATGCCGATCTAAGGCGTTTGCATGGGGTTCGTTCGATTGCGTTCGATTTGCTGATGGTGCTTATCAGGCTCAATACGGAATTAACCTATTCCCGTCATTCGATTACAATGATTTGAAATCTGCTCAAAAAGGATTGAAAAAGTTCTGCAAAACGCTCGATCTTGCTGAATCTGTCGATCAATTTTTGCCTCGTAAGGAAAAAATGCTCTTATCCAGAGGCGATCTCGTTTTCCATAATTCAGCACTTTCGGTCAATGTTGATGGAGTTGGCGGCTCGATTGGAGTATGTCTAGGAGCAAAGATCGCTTTAGTTGGCGAGACATCTTTGCAGTTCGATTCTATTGAAAAGGCATTGTTCGGGTGGAAGGTATGAAGATCAGGAAATTCCTTCTTGCTTCGACATTTCTGGTCGGATTAACGCTTTCGGAGCCAGCCAAGGCCGATCCTGTTACGCTTATTGCCAGTGGCGCATCGGCTCTAGGTTTTACGGAATTTGCGGCTTTTGTCGGCTCATTCTTTGGCAGATTGGTGGTTACGGCTGGCTTGACAGCGGTTGCCTCATATCTTTCATCTCAGGATCAACCGACCGTTCCTGATTATCGAGGAATAACGCAGAGAGAAGAAAACTTCACAGATTCGCTGGCAACTCGACAAGTAATCTATGGTCGAGTGATGACGGCTGGACCGATTGTTTATGCCGAGACAACAAATCATAACAATTATTTGCACATGATCATTCCGGTTGCTGGTCATGAAGTTACGGCATTTGACGCAATATATTTTAATGATGATCAACTTACGCTCGATGGATCAGGAAACGTAACGGCTCCAGCGCAATATGCTGGAAAGGCGAGAATCAAGACATATCTTGGAACTTCTACGCAATCTGCTGATCCTGATCTTATAGCTGAATCGGCAGGATTGTGGACTTCATCGCATAAGCTATCTGGTGTGGCATATATCTATGCTCGATTACTTTTCGATCAGGAAGCATATCCAAACGGACGGCCTACTGTTAAAGCGATTGTTCGAGGGAAAAAGGTTTATGATCCGAGAACAGCAACGACTGGTTATTCTGCAAATCCTGCTCTTTGTATTTTGGATTATCTTAGAGATTCAACTTATGGGTTTGGAGCATCATTAACTGAATGTAATACAACAACATTCAATGCCGCGGCTAATATATGCGATGAAAATGTAACGCTTGCGGCTGGTGGCACTGAGAAACGATATGAAACTCATGGTGTTATTTATAGCGATAGAACGCCTAAATCAGTTCTTGAAGATTTGCTGACATCTTGCGGTGGAATGGTTTTCTATTCCGGTGGCAAATGGAATATGAACGCGGCGGCATATAATACGCCAACTGTAACGCTTACAGATAACGATCTTCGCGCTCCGATCAATCTCGTAACTCGTCATTCAAAACGTGATAATTTCAATATTGTTAAAGGAGTATTTGTTTCGCCTGATGATGGATGGCAAGCAACTGATTTTCCAGCAATAAAATCAACTACATTCATTTCTGATGATAATAACATTGAATCATCTTTTGATCTTACTTTGCCATTTACAACTTCCTCATCGATGGCTCAAAGATTGGCAAAGATTATTCTTTATCGTCATCGCCAGCAAATGACTCTTGAATTGAAATGCAAAATGACAGCATTTCAGATTGAGGTCGGTGATACGATTATGGTGACTAATTCCAGATACGGATTTAGTTCAAAACCATTTGAAGTAATCAATTTCAACTTTGCTATAGAAGGCTCAAATGAATCTCCTGTATTTGGAGTTGATTTGACTCTTCGTGAAATTTCATCGTCAGTTTTCAACTGGAACGCAGATGAAAAAGCTATTGAGCGCGATAATACTTCGCTTCCTAACTATGGCGTTGTTGATGCTCCACAAATTACGGCTTCAGATGAATTGAGAGCAGTTAACCAAGATGTTGTCACTGTATTGCTATTGAATATTTCTTCAGCAAATCCATTTGTCACTGATTATGAGGTTTCTTATAAAAAACAGAGCGATTCTGTTTATACTGAAACTAATAAATCAACGCAGGGCAAATATGAGATATTAAAAGTCGAAGATGGCGTTTATTATGATATTCGCGCGAGAGCGGTTACTTTTCTTGGTGTGAAATCTGATTATCAGACACTTGCTTATCAGGTTATTGGTAAAACAACTCCACCATCTGATGTCACTGGTTTATCAATCAATTCTATTGGCGGGAGTGCTATTCTTCAATGGACTCCGATCTCCGATCTTGATCTGTCGCATTATAAGGTTCGCTATTCAGCATCGACATCGGGTGCGACTTATCAAAATTCAATAGATTTGATTGATAAGGTATCGCGCCCAGCTAATTCGATCATTGTTCCGTCTCGACAAGGAACATATTTTGTCAAAGCAGTCGATAAGTTGAATTATGTATCTGCAAATGCGGCAGAGGTTATTCTTCTTACAAATATCTCAAATGTTAATGACTTGAATGTGGTTGCTACGGTGACCGAAAATCCTGCGTTTTCTGGGACAAAAACTTCGGTTGTTAAGACAACTGATGGTGTCAGCACATGGATACAGTTGGATACTTCAGGAAATTTTGATTCTGCGACAGGAAATTTTGATAGTGCGGCTGGTTTGTTTGATGCTGGTGGCGGGACGATTGCAACTTCCGGTTATTATCAATTTGCCAACTATGTCGATTTGACTGAGAAATATACGAGTCGCGTTACAGCAAACTTGAATAATATTCGCATCGATTACACTGATCTTTTCGACTCTGCTCTTGGCAATTTTGATGATCGATCAGGTAACTTTGATGGCTCGGCAACAGCCTTTGATGATACTTCTGTGGCTCTTCAGATTGCAACGACAGATGGTGATCCTGCGGCTTCTCCAACTTGGTCATCATGGCAGAATTTCGTTGTAGGTGATTACTCGGCAAGAGCATTCAAGTTTCGTGCATATTTAACTTCATTGAATGGCAATGCTTCACCATCGATAACGAATCTATCGGTTAGCGTCGATATGCCAGATCGTGTTATATCTGGGGAAGATATAGTCTCAGGCGCAGGGTCTTATTCGGTGACTTTCTCTCCTGCTTATAAATCATTGGATGGGATCGGAATATCAGCTCAGAATATGGCTTCTGGCGATTATTATGCTATTTCTAGTAAATCAACGACCGGATTCAGTATTATTTTCAGAAATTCCGCTGGAACGGCTGTTTCAAGAACTTTTGATTATGTCGCTCGCGGATATGGCAAGGTGGTGGTCTAATGTCTCAGGAAGATTTCATTATTTCGAATCAAGGCTTTCCAGCCTTTAGATCGGATTTGAACGCCAATCTTCAGGCGTTAGCGAGTTGCTCCTCTGGTGCCACGGCTCCATCGACAACTTATGCAAATCAGCTTTGGTATGATACTGCCAATGATATTCTAAAGATTAGAAATGAAGACAACGATGCTTGGATTTCGATTGTAACTCTCAATCAAACGACTGATGCAGTCACAAGTTTTGCCAATACTCCAAGTTTGACTGGTAATAATACGCTATCGGGAACCAATACTTTTTCAGGCGCAATGTCAGCAACTGGTAATGCGTATATGGCGATTGATGCGCTGACGGATGCCTCGACGATTGCTGTCGATATGTCTGTCGGCAACAACTTCTCGGTAACCCTTGGTGGTAACCGAACGCTTGGCAATCCAACAAACCTGACGGCTGGTCAGTCTGGTGTGATCTTCATCACTCAGGATGGCACAGGTTCTCGGACGCTAGCTTACTCGTCCTATTGGGATTTCCCGTCTCAGACGGCTCCTACGCTTACGACAACGGCTAATGCGGTGGATGTGTTGGTTTACACTGTCCGTTCATCGACAAGC